TCAACGTAAAAGTAATACTCTGTTAAAAATTCTCCGTTTTTGTAAAGGTCAATTACTACTTCATTGCCTTCAATTCTTGTTTTTGTTTTAAAATTCATTGCATAAAAAAAAGCCCATCAGATTTACGGTAGTGAAGGTACGCGTAAACCCAACGGGCTAATATCTTTTTAACTTTTGGAATCCTTCACATTCCAGTTAGTTGCTATTTAAAAGAGAGAGCAGCAGGTGCAGTACTACTCCCTCTGATTTGGTTTTACAAATATAAACTAAATTTCTGGATTTTCCAACTGAATAAATCCAGTATGTCGATTACTTCCCATTTCTTTTAAAAATTGAACTTCTACTTTTGCAGAGTTAATGATTACCTGTGCAACCTCGCTGATTGCTCTAGCCTTGTCTATTTCCATGTCTCCGTCTTTAAGCATTTCAATAGTTTCAAATAGATGGTGTCTCAGGTCTTGAATTTTGTCTTTTGCCATGTTCTGTTATTATTCTTGTTATGTTCTTTTTTAAATGTATTACTTCTTGTAATTCCTCAGGTAAATGTACCCAGTGATTGCGTTGCATATGTTCTTGTCGTGAAATTAGTTTTAGATTTGAGATATCTAAGTTTTTAGGGTTTCTGTCTAAAAATATAACTACTTCGTATGGATCTAATTTAATGCCATGATGCTCTTCATATATAATCCTATGCTTAGGTCTATACTTCCCGTTGTGCTTTATTTCAATGTAGCCGTCTCTTGAGATTCTCTCAGTTCCGTCAGGTGTCCAATTGTGAGGCTTGTGACCTTTTGGAAACTGAGTTTCTTTACCGCCTATCATGATTCCCTTTTTACCTTTGTTCCAAGACTTCTGACCTTTCTTAAACTGAGTAGATAAGTTAGGCTTTATATTGTAGCAATTCGCTTTTTTAAACTCTTCTGAACGTGCTATATTATAACGCTGAGCAGCACAGTAAACAACGTGTCTTTTTGTTCCAAAGTATTGACAAATTTCGTTAATATGAGTGTCAATGTATAACTCTCTCAGTTTATCAATTTTCTCTGGCGTCCAACGAAATCTCATAGCCTAAATCTTGTTTTACTTCTTCTTGTTGTTCTAGCCTTTTCTGATAGCGTTCACCTCTTAAATGAGGATAGTGCATTTGTAATTTGCGTCTTATTCTTGAAATGGTTGAAGCGTTAGTCACTTTGCCCTGATAAAGCATATTGAAGAATTCATATGTTTTGTATGCGTAGTTATCGTTGTCGTTCATTTCCATCTTCCAAAATTCAACGAGTAAAACATTGTCGTTGTCTCTTGCTTCTAAGTGATTCAACAAAACTGCTGCCACTCTTTGTTCAATTAGTTTATTCATTTGTTACCTCCTTTGTGAATAGGGTTCTTGCAGTTGCCTTTGTGTGTAATAATACTGCTATGTGGCGCATAACATTTGAAATATTCACACCCTTCAATTACTATGATTTCTAAATATTCAGCTTCATTAGAATGCCCCTTAGCAATAGCATACGGTGTAGTTTTTTCTTTTACAGTTGGTTCAATGCAACCACCCATCAATCCGATGAGTAATGTTGCTATTAATAGTTTATTCATTTGTTACCTCCGTATATTTCATTGTAGCAATCTTCAATTATATTTTTTGATTCAAATGTTAATAAACATCCAAATTCAATCATTTGCTCCTTCTCCATTTCTTTGGCTTCTTTAATCACATCTCTAACCGATGAACCGCTTTGATTTACCTCGTTAATTACTCGCTGCCAATCTCTTGTTTTTTCTAGTTCATTAATCAACCACTCGACTGCTGTTTGTTGTTTATTCATAGTTTTTAGTTTTTTGTGTACCATGCTAAATCAAAAGCCCATGTAGGTGTTATTGGTTCTTTTAAATAGATAACCCAAAAATCAGCTGACTTACCATAAGAAAAGTCAGGATCATTATATCGTGAGTAATCAATGTTACCATGCAGTAAATAACTTTTCATTACTGCCTTATACTGGTTTATTGTTAGTAGTAAGTGCTTCATGATAATTTAGTTTTACCTCTGTACATTGTTTTACGAACTTTAGCCTGGTGCTTCATTACCTCGTTAAAGTGAGCAGGATCAACATAAGGTCTTTCCTGCTCTTGGAATGGCTCAGCTTCTTTTTGTTCTTTGTTAAACTCTTGTACCTTTATTGCAAGATACCATAGTAAGTACGCTACTGCAAAGAATAGAATACAAACGATTTGAAAATAGTGGTGTTGTGTCATCTTAGTTATTTTTAAAGTAAGACTTCCAGTCGTTTAATGTGTTAAATTCAGCCTCTGTAAATTCTTCCTTTGACATTGGCATTGTGGTGTACTTTAAACCGTTAATCCAAACAGTGTAAACTCTTGTCGTTTTGTTGTTTCTTGTTTTTATCATGATTCAAAAATACACCCATTTACCATATATGCAAAATATTTTTTTCTTTTTGCAATTATTTTTTCAATATCTTACAATCTGATGACATTATTCAACAAATCAGCAGCAGCATTTAGTTTCTCGTCAATCTCATCTTGGACTAAATGACGCTCTATTTCAGCAACGTGAATATGTTTGCCTTGTGGCATTCGTGGATCGTAGGAAACAAAGTAGCCTTTATCTAAATCCGCTGCAATCATTCCGAGTTGCATTTGCCAATAATACTCAGGATGCAAAGCCTTTAAACTATCGGCATCGTATATAGTAAAGTTTTTAAGGTGAATTGCTGAATTGTAGGGGCATTTAATTTCTAAGATGGCATCTTTACTCAAACCGTCAGGAGAATAGCCGCTATGGTCTCCGTATGGTATAAAAACATAAGTTTCTCCACCGTAGTAGGTAAACTCTTCAAAGGTAATTATCGAAAAATAATGGAATGCGAATGATTCGTAGTTCTTACCCCATTCAAGAGCATCTCCGAAAATTGCCTTTCTCTGACCTGTGAGAATCTCCGCTGCTTTCTCGTATACAAAAGTCTCAGCCGTTTTGCTTAATACGTCACCGCTGCGAGAACTTCCCATCAGCTTGTGAATTTCAGAGGCAGTGAAGCGAGATAGTCTCGCCTCCTGCCAAAGTTCTTCCTGTTGTGTTAAAATAATTTCCATCCGTTTTTAATCATTCATTTAGTAGCCGTCAAAATTGCAATGTTGTCTGCAGTTACAATATACTTGTCAGTAACGTCAGAAATAGAACCGCCCTTTGCGATGTGGTCAACTGCTTTCTTCCACAATGGGTGCTTAGGTGTCATCTCTTCTTTTACTGCTTTTACCTGGTAGCCTGTTGCAGTATTTCCGTCGTCGTCTTCCTGATTGAGATTAAAGATAGAAGCTAATGCATAACGTCTTGCGTAAGTAATTGCAGAGCCTTGTTGCTGAGGGTTGTTTAAATCCTTCATTCTTAAAACTTGTTCACTCTGCATCCATTCGCCACTCTCAGCATGATACACCGTAGTTACAAGACTATCCTCATTTGGATGTTGTGTAACCAGTAGACCGCATTCTATCATAATAGGGTTAATAACTTCAAGAATAGCCGATAGGTCAGCGTACTTTGATTTAAAATGTGGGTTGTTAGCAGATTTCTTTACTGCTGATACTTTGGTCTGAAAGCAAAACATTGCCTTAGTTAGATTTGTTATTTTCTCGGATGTTTTCATAGTGTCTCTTGAATAATGCGATATAGTTCGTGTTCTTTGATATGCTCTAAGTCTACTTTGTAAGTTACCTCGTAAGGGCTGCTGTCTTCGTCTTTAGAGATTACCTCTTCAAATTTCTTGAAATAGTGTTCAATTATTGCGTCCTCAACTTCTTGTCTGTCATAGATAAAAGTAAAAGAGTCATCAAAGACTACTTGTACCTCTTTGTCATGTACATATACGTTTACTTCAACTTTCATTTGTTACCTCCGTATGTTTATTCTTCTCCTAATCTAATTAAAACCTCATTAATCATAATAACTTCTTCGAATAGTCTATGTTTTTCTTCTTCTGAAAGTTTCAAATAAGACAAACAGCAATCT